CGAACAGATTCTACGAATTCCCTGCAGTTAGGAATTTGAGCTAGCCTATCTAATAATCGAGTATCCGACCTAACCAACCAGACAGGGTCGGCGGTATGAAAATCACACGAATACTCATTAAAGTAATCCTTCCAGGACTGCGGAAGGTTGTCGGGACATGGCATATCATGGAGTCCAAACTCCATATCAATACACTTGCGCTCGAATTCTAACTGCTCAGTTAATGTTACGCCATACAATTTCTCAACCAGTTGCCTGGTATTCTCCAGCACGGGTTCCGGTGGAGGCATTTTATTGATAGCATCTATGAGCTTTTGTTTTTCCCACTGGTCCATATTGTTTAGGATACGATCTTCAATTTGGACACCAGCGGTAAGTTCAAGAATTCGACGTCCCAATGAGTCAAGCATCGGGCATCTATGGTATTGATAGACTAAGGAATAACCTTTAGCACGCAGCAATTGCATTGCAGTCTTATTGTTACATTTTGTATACTTTTTATTGGTGAACCCGACACGAGCGATGACTTCCAGGGGGTCAGTAACAACCACCAAATCGTTCATATCGTATACCTGACCACAAAAAGAGGCTTCAGAAAGCTGCTTTGTATGTTCGATCTTGATAGTAAATCCAAGATCTTCAAAGTCTTTTCCAGTTGGTGCTAAATGGGCGGGTGAGACTTTAAAAAGACCGTCATCACCTTCAACAACACCAACAGCTTTCGCGCCCTTTAAATGGCAGCAAAACAAAAATAACATTAAGTTAGCAAATCCGTTAGATAAGGATGTATCCATCTCACCACTCATGCGTGTCGCCTGAAGCTCCACGGCTAAGTATTTGAAGGCCAGCTTGTTACGGCCAGTCATCACGTGAGAGTACATATCCATCCATTCTCCAGCGTACTCGGTTCCCTTCGTCATATGTCTGAAGAGTAAGACTTGGGTGACATCCATCACCTCCTTTGTAAAATGGGACTCAAAGGCAGTGTAGTCTGTGAACACATAATCAGAATTTAGACCGGAGGATTCCAGTAAGGTACGGATGAACAAAGGTCGCTCCGCTACCGGCACGGTTTTAATAAATTCTGGACGTTTGAAAAGCACGTCGCTCACAGCTTGCACAACTGGGCCAAAGTAACATTTGGCCTCGTCTACTCGACTGTTTATTATACGAGGATATTTCCAATCCGGATAAGTCTCATCCTTGATAAAACTCTTGACTCTCCGGAATCGGCGTTTACACGGTTTTCGCTTCTGTTTGTTCCAAACTCTCTTCAATTCTTCTTTTCTTGCAATTGTATAGGGACATTTTGCAATCCAAGCATCGAAGGAGGGGATTTGGTCATCTGACAAGGGTTTCAGATTCTTTTTCAGCCAAACTTTAACGAATTTTACAAATTTACGCTTAAGAGCCCGGTTCATTCTGGGTGGTTTAACGCCGAAGCGCGCAACTATACCAGACACCGTAGACTCAGGATCGCCCGGGCAGGGACGAGGAGGGGTTGCACCAACAAAGCAAAGAGGTAACGTCTTCGCCAGAACAGGACGTGTGGTCCGAAAATCATCCCTTCTAATAAAAGACTTGGAGATTTTCAGGTCATCCTTACATTCCGGCAGAGCTTTAATGTGATCAAAGACCTCATTAATTCTATAGCCATGCAGATACAAAACTCGCCCATCCGAGCAATCTAAAAATGGTTTTCAACTCCCATAACATCAGATCCAACAATGCACGCAGAAATCATGGACATATCACGATAAAGTGACCTTCCCTTGCGCATATAATCTGGATCATCATGAAAATGAGAGTTCGCCGACAACAACCTATGAGTGGTTTTAACTAATTCCGCAAAACCTGACCGAGGACCAGTCATTGTTTTACGATTAATCATAGTGGGAATAAGGCCTTCAAGAACACGAACCTTCTTGAGTTTTCCATTTCTTCCCAACCACACCTTAGGTAACCCTGGTGTCGGGTACAAAGAATACGTATGTATGGATCCCAACTTAGTTTCAATAGCTAGCTGATATATTATAACCCGATGTGATTTTCGGAGCTCTTCTTGGTCGAACTCGGGCGCAAAATCAGTATCAAGGGAATAAGTATCCACTGGAATCATGACCAAACGGGATTGGCCATTGAACCATGGAGCTAAGAAACCAAGCACCCTCCTCCATAAACGGAGAATGCAAAGAGATAACAAGAACGTGTATCCGAAGAACAGTAAGTGGAACAAAAGCTGAACCGACACTAAACTAAATTCAGTGTACATCAAGACATTCCAGACCCACACGAGAAACGCATAGAACCAGAAAATCCAAGGCATAACAAAAATCAATGTGCCAAACATATCATCATAGTAACGACTTCTAACATTGTCCTCGGTTTCAAACAATGTGACATGATGTGTACTGTACCATTCATCGACGTCATCCACATATTCAATATGACACCACCCCGCTTTCGGTTTAGTGGATCCATCCCTATCCCAATGCCTCATGTCAGTGTACAACGCGAGGTACCGGTAAATATCCATATGAGATGAATTTCGTCTATCAAAATTGTAAATTTGCAAGTCACCATTTTTACAACCATGAGGGCTAACACCAAGAATTTCTTGAGACATTCTCGTGTTGGTGGACCCCCTCTCAAATCGCGGATCTTCTCTAGTCCAAACCAATTTGTACCCAACATGGTGCGGTACATATTCATCATACTCAAAGAGTAAACGTGGTCTGGAGTCGAAATTGCGATGGGTTGAATCAATAGCTAAATACAAAATGGATGAGTAAATTGAAACAAATCCTAAAATCAAAATGAGAACCAGTAGAGGCGATGCAATCGCCCCTGTAACATCACCTAACACCCATTGATTCTTGATCTTCCGTGGTCCAGCTATCTTCTTAATGGGCAAGATTGGCTGGCGATAGGTAGATTTTGATCTGATGTAGGCATCCTTCTTATCACTATTTCGTTCCTCAGTGATATCGTAGAGGTCTTTCGGCTTGTCTTTCATAGCTTTTATGGCATCATTGGCCCCCTTTAACTGGGCTTCCATGTCTGAAAATGCTTGATTGAGTGTCCGACCTCCAAGGATAGTTCCATTGCGGTTTCCTACTGGTACTGTTGGGGTTTTCTTCTTTTGATTTTTAACGGGAGCTTTTCCAGAAGGGCCTGGATTTGACTCCACGCACACTAGAAAATTTGAATCCGACCTACGATTATGGCTCCAATAATTCTCGCGACGGCTATGTTTAGAACCAATGCCGCTGGTCAAAATAAAGGGTTTCTTAGGTTCGAACTTATAAGTGACAACCAAACCAACTCTCTTTGTAACGAGTCTATGGGTTTTATAAGCATTCACAATAGCGAAATCCGATAATGCAGGTAAATGCCTAATCGAATCATCTCTAGATAGAATATTCAATGTGTCTCCACGATCCAATAAACCTTGCTTACCACACAAGGGAGAGTTATTGGCCTCACTCTCAACACAGCTCAAGGGTAGTCTAGTAATGCTACTACCCTTGTTCTGACCACTGTCTAACGGTGGATCAGAAAAGTGACGGCCGTCCGCCGCCACGGGGTTCCAAACCCCACGTCTCTCCCCCCCCTCAGGGGTGAGACGCGCCCCTAGCGAGGGGCTCACGTTGGCAAAATCAACCAACGTGCTAGACTGCTCACATCCTACCGGGACAGTAGGTGGTAACCCGCAGCTCTCAAGGTTATCCGATCCGGCGGAAGTTGATCTTTGCCTTTGATCAACCCCTTGTCCAGATCCCAACTCCTCCAATACCGCTGAAATTAACATATGATTGTGTCTCATGGGGTATAAAAGAAGTCAGCGACAAGATGGCATCTGTAACCCAGCAATCCACCCGAAGGTTATTAAGGATATATAGGGGCTACAAGCCATGTTAGAACATTCTGCAAGGAAAATTTCAATTAGATTTCCGCTCTTTAGCAAATCCAGGTGTTTCACAGTGGGTCTTTATCCGAAAGACAGGCAATAGGGGTTCCACACCTTTCGTACTCTGAGGGGTCTTAATCTCAGAGTCTTAGTCGATGTGTCAGCCCAAAATCCTGCTGTTGGTACGCACTTGCTACAATACAAGGAAGCATATCGAATTCCTAAGGTTGGCTAAACCGTCGAAATTGTCAGAGCTTGGAAATCAATTAGAAACCCTCCACAGGGATCAGAATGACGTTTTTAGAGTAGGCCTCTCCTACCAAAAATAGTAACCTTCGGG